ACCCCCCTGGCCAGCCGCCCCATCCGTAATCGCAACATCCCCACCCGCCGAAGTTCGGCCCATAGCCGCCCCGATGATCAGGCCAGACGAACATCGAGACGGTTGGGCCACCGATGCCGCCCGTGAGTTCGATGGGCAGCGCGTCGGGGCTGTCGCGATCGACGATGGAGACGTTGAGCGTGACGCTATCGGTGCCGCCCAGCACGAGGTCGCGTGTCGGCACGCGGATGGGCGAGACGCGATCGAGCGGCAGGGAGAGCGTAAAGGTCGTCATCGCGCCGGCATCTCCAAACATCTGTCGATGATCTTCGTGAGCACTTCATTACGCGCACGAGTGTTGTAGATAGCAACGGCCAGGAACAGGATGTTGAGCACAACGAGCGTCGCCATGGCGGGCGGCAACGCCTTGACCAGCTTCTCGGAAACGCTGCTAAGGGCCTCGATCCCGGTCATGCCGCTGCCGCCGCGAGGCTGCGTGCCTGATAGGCGCCGCCGATGAGTTCCTGGCGGCTCATGCGAGCACCATCACGCGAACAGCCGCACCACTCGCCGCGGCGCTGTCGATGCCGACGAAGCCCGAAGGAGCGGCATAGGCGAACGCCGTGGCCCCCGCGTTGAGCAGCGCGACATCGCCGGTCCATGCGCTGGACATCGCCGGGAACAGTGGCGCGGTCACGTTCAGCGGCAGTCCGCCCGTGTTCGTGGCCGGGTCTTCCGTGCTGCCGCCGCCGCTGCCCATCCAGGGGCCGCCAGCGCCGGGATAGGCGATGTTGTTGATGGCCCACCAGATCTTGTTGCCGGTGAAATCGATCGCGACGCGGATCACCTGCCCGGTCGTGATGTTCGGCGGGCCGGGTGAAATCTGGACACCGTTCCGGTAAAGGCTGGATGTCGTGGTGTTGAACTTGTTGATGAGCGCGGCGCCGTTGGTTCCGGCGAGATTGGCCGAGAGCGACGCGCTGCCGTTCATCACGCCGATGCTGAAATATTGCCCCATCGTTCCGGTCAGAGTGACCTCGAAATACTGTTTGACCGTCGCGGATATCGCCGTCGTGGCGTAGACGGCGGCGTTAGCGGAGCCAGAGCCGGCGGAACTGGTCGCCGTGAGGTTGCCGTTCGTCAGACCGATGGCGGCGTTCTTGTGCGCGGGGTCCCAGGTTGTCGCCGTTACACCACCACCACCGAACGGCCCCGTGGGCGGCGTGAACGCCCCGGCGTAGTAAGCCGTGCCTACGTTGATCCTTATTTCATCGAGAAGACCGGGGAACCCTCGAGTGTTGTTGTTGTCATTGCCGATTTCGCAAATCTGCGTCGAGGCGAATATCGTGGCCGCCACCGTGGCTGATGCGATCACCGCACCGTCGACATAAACACGCACCACGTTGGACGCGTCGCGATCGACCGCCAGATGATACCAGGTATTCAACGTCGGCGAGAACACGCCGCTAACGGCAGCGGTATTGGTGCCGGTGGTGCTGTATGTCAGGCCGAACGCCGTCGAGCCGGTCGTGAACCCAAAGAACCAACCCAGATTGCTGGAACCGCCAAACTGTGATGCCACGGCCTGGACGCCGCCTGGCGCGGACGAGAACCAGCCTTGCGCCTCGATCGTGAACTGGCCCGCACCGAGATTGAAATCCGCCGGCCCTGATACGTTCAGCCTGTTACCGGCGGAAGCGGAAATGTTCGCGCTGCCGGTGCCGAACTTTGGGGTCGTGGTGCTGACCGTGACCCCCGTCGCCGTGACCGTGTGCGCGCTGGGCGAAACGTCGGTAAACGTGGTCGAGCCGTTGGCGCCGTCGCAGTGAACGAGGAGGACGACGGGCATCAGGTGCGCGCACAGAGAATTGTGATGCCCAGATCACTCAACGTAGCATCTTGGACTGGGCTCACGCACTGCAACACGTCACCGACAGCCATTGTCGCGCCCGCGCCTGACAGTGTCGCGCTGACGTTCGATGCGCTGGTGATCGTAACGGTCCCGATCGGTGTGATCGTGCTGCCGCCAGAGATACGGTTGATAACGAAGCCCGCGTTGGCCGTCGTTTTCGTGCTGCAATAGACCGTCGCCCCAACCAGCGCTGACGGAACCGTGACGGCCATCGCGATTGGCGCGTTGGCGATGGCGCCCGTGCTCGGCTTGCCGGCGAAGGCGAAGGTGATCGGAACGGACTGAACGCTGGGCGGGAGTTGCGCGAAGGTGGCGGCACCCGTCAGCGCCGAGAACGCCGGAGCCGCCGTCAGCGTGCCGCCCGACAGGCTCATGCCCGACAGCGACGACACCGCCCCCGCGTTCCAGGACACGGTCAGCGTTCCCGTAGCGGTAATCGGCCCGCCGCTGATACCAGTGCCGCTGGTGGCGATGTTCGTCACCGTGCCAAAGGCGGTGCTGTCCTTCCCGTCGAGCAAATCGGCATCGAGCCCAGAACCAGCGCCGTCCACGGTGATCAGTTTGGCCAGCACCTGCGCGGCGGTGTCGGGACTGCCGCTCGCTCCGGCGGGTCCGGTAGCGCCTGGTGGTCCAGGGACAGTGCTGTCGGCTCCGGGTGGACCCGCCGGGCCGGGTGCGCCAGTTCCAGGAGGGCCGGGAATACCTTGAGGCCCAGGTGGCCCGACCCATCGCTCCGGATCGGGTGGGCCTTCCGTTGTGGTGCTGTAATCGGAATATGCGAGTTTGTAACTCACTAAAAATACTCCACTACGACGCGCTCGCCGCTCGTCGGTAGCGCCACGTAACGAAAGATGGCCACCATCGCCATCGCCGCGTCCTTCGGGTCGGTCTTCACATTGAACAGCGGCGCGAGAGCATCGGCGGCGAGAACGACGTAAGAGTTGCCCACGGCCTCTGGGATATCTTGGCTCGACCAACGCGCGATCCCGCGCATCGCCAGATCGTTGTGAACGTCCATCACCGCCTGCGCGGCGTTGTCGTCGGCCGACAGCACCATGGCGCCCTTGCGAACGCGCGCCTCCAACAGCGCTACGACCTCTGGCGCGACCGCTTTGCCGAAGCTGCTGGCGGCCTGGGCAGCGCTCAACTTCACGTATTCCTCGACGAACGCGCGCGGCACGGATGCCCCGTCCCACCACACGACGCCCTGGGCATCGAGCGCCGCGTGAACGCTGGCAACCTTGTCCACCGCCAACGCCTGATCAGAGGGAATGGGCGTTTCGTCTGACGCGATGACCCCCAACTCGACCAACGCCATTGTCGCGATCGTGGCGGCGGGGACCATTTCTACTAAGGTTGGAGAGTCGTCCAAAGGAACAACTCTCACACCAAGTAACCGGAGGGCTTGTTGCGCGAGCGTCGAGACGGGGACAGTCATGGCGGCGCCTCATCGTCGGTCGCGTCGTAGCGTTCCAGTTGACCACGTAGGACATGGTTCGCGCTCGCGAGTTCCATGACGCGAGCCTCCAGACGCAGGTTCTTCGCGATCACGTCATCGCATTTCGTTTCGAGTTCAGCGATCCGTCCGCGCAGGGACATGATCAACAGTCCTTGTTCACGCAGCAGCGCGGCGAGGTCGTCCTCGGCGGGCATCAGATCGAACCCCGCTGCCGCATGAGCCGAAGCCATTCGACGTAGCGCGGGTCTTGCCTCGCGTTTATCGGCAGCGAACCTTCCATCGGATATCCCGGCATTTGTGGGAGATTATCCGCCAGGGGGGACTCCATGTAGCGATCGGCATTCGGAGCGGGCGGCCTCCGGGCGTCCATCGTCATGTCCGTTTCCGCCACGCCACCCTGTAACCTTCGCTGGAGCCCCGGCCACCCATAGTCCGGGGGCGGTATGTTCGAGACATACCCCTTGCCGCGCAGCCCAGGTGGCGGCGGTCCCATTTGACCCGGCAGACCACCAGGCATGGGCGGCTCGGGTATGCCGCTGAAATCCGGCTGTATCATCGGCGCCGGCCAACCAGGCATCGGCTGGTCGGGCACCTCGCCGGGAGTGACGACTGACGGCGGGGTTTCGTCGAGCGGCAACATCAACTTGTTGCGCACGTCCGCTATGCGCGCATACGGCGTCGCATACCCCGCCATCATCCGGTTTGGCGCGGGCACGTTACCGAGACGCCGCCCCGGCCACGCTGCCCGCCGGCGGTGGCGGCACGTCGTCAGGCTCGGCGATGATGCCAGCCGCGAGGCTGGACATGCGCGTGGCGTGCCCCGAGACCGAGTGGCGGGTGCTTGCCGGAGGCTCGGGCGGAACCCACGGCTCGCCCGTTGGCGGCCCTGACGGATTGGTCGGATCAAGGCCCACGGCGACCAGGTGCGCGTCCCGGATCATCGTGTTTTCTTCAATGGTCCCGCCCGCGCCACCACGCGCGCCCAACGATCCGTCGCCGTTGTAATCGAGGATGATCTGAGCGCCGATGCTGTTGGACGCCATCAGTTCGCGCTGTTCCGCGGTGCGCCCAAACATGTCGCCGCCTGACGTAGCGTTGGCGCCGACGCGCGTTGTCTTGGTCTCGTGATCCGCGCCAGCCGCCGCGCCCGTTACGGTCTGGGCCTTCTTGCGGTCGTCCTTGTCGTCGTCATCGTGTTTCGTTGCCATGATGAAACTCCTTATGCGTCCGGCTCGGCCGCCGTGAAGACAGAAACGACACCGGCATCAACGGGTTTCGAGGTATCCACGGTCGGGTCGGTGCCGAAACGGAGTTTACCGATGCCGCGCATTTCCTGAATTCCAACGCCGTGCATATACCCGTAATCTCGCGTGTTAGTTGTGCTTTTCATCCGTTGCGCCCAGGCGACGCCGAGTGCCTGCGCGCCGCACAGCGCCGACATCGCCACGTCCACGGTGCCGCCCGCGCCCACGTCGGCGAGGACCGGCATCTCGGGGACTTCGCGGATGATGACCCCGTTCCAGAGGATGTCGCCAGCCGTGAACAGCGGATTGTCGCGGCCACGATCCCAGGCGTATTGCATCGCGTTGATGATCACCGGGTCGGTCATCAAATCGCGGAACGGCAGGCTCGGCATGAACATCACGAACCATTCCTCGTCGTCGTTGACGGAGATCGGCCGGATGCGCGGCGAGGCGGTGCGGGCTATGCGTTTCGCCAGCGTGACGGTGGCGGCGGTCATCTTGCCCGTGGTGTTGTTGATCGTCGTCAGCGCGGTCGCCATGACGCCGGAGACGGCGTTGGCCTTGGAGTTGCCGAACAGCACGCGGTCGGCGTTGTTCACCATCCAGGTGTTTCTTTGGCCGGCGGTGGCGGCGGCGTAGGAAATCTGCACACTGCCGTCCGCCGTGATGGCCTCGAGGCTGGTGATGATGTCCGAACGCATCTTCTCGAGTTCCCAGTTCATCAGCGCCTCGCGCGCCGCCTCGCGAAGATCGATGACCGACTTCTGCTCATCCCAGTCCGAGACCGCGACGGCGTGCCGGAACGCGGAGACGACGAGGTTCAGGCTGCGGGCGTTGAGTATTTCCTCGTTGCCCTCGAGGACG